GGCCCCTGTGACGGCTCTGGGGGCCTCTGAGGCTCTGCGGCCACCGGATGGGCCTCTGATGCCTTCGAGGCGCTGAGAGACGCTTCTGGGGCCTCTACGGGCGCCTTGGTCCGGTCCTTGGAGGGCTCCCACGTCCTCCGGAGGCGTACCAGCGCCTCTCGTGCCCCCTCCAGCCCTCTCACAGCGTCGTCCAGCCCTGAGATGGCAGCGTCAATAGCCTCCACCGACTCGGCTCCTCTGGAGTCCACAGGCTCGATACTCTCCGGAACCCCCTTCTCAACCTCCACGACGAAAGGAACCGGGGGAGGGGGTGGAGCACCCACAGCGCCGACTCGCTTCAGGTCGGCCAACACATCGTCCGTAGTCTTCGCCATCGTCCTCACCATACTCCGACCATTGGTCGGTAGCAGTTTTCCACCTGGCCACGATCAGGCTCATCCTACTCTGAGATGTAGAGGTGGAGCAACCCCGGTGGGACCGGGACTAGGCTCGCATGGGTGTGGAATCGAAGGAGATGCGCGGCGCAGGGACTACAGGTTGTTGATGGTCAACTGCCCGTAGAAGTCCGGCCGGAGCAGCTTCTTCGCGTAGCGGGTCCGGAGGCCCTTGCGGAAGCTGAAGTCGCTCGGGTCGAGGAAGGTCGGCGTGACCTGGAGCGGCACGTAGGGAGCCCACACGTACCCGCTCTCCAGGAAGGAGCCGCCCTTCAGGCCGACCATCATCTTGTTGGTCGTGAAGAAGGGGTCCTCGTAGACGACCCACTTGTTCATGAGCGTCCCGGTCTTGTAGATCGAGAACTGCCCATGGGCGGTGCGCGGGCGCATCGTGTCCATCGGGCTGTTGGGGTTCATGTCCCCGGACCAGATGGGCTTGAAGTCGCCGTGCGTGGTCAACTGGGTCAGGAGCGCCGAAATCTCGGGGCTCGTGACGATCCAGTTGGCGGGTGCGCGGAGCGTCTTCTTGTGGATGAGGTTCGAGACCGTGCTGATCTGCGTGATCAGCGCCCGGATGTGGTCGATCTCCGCGATGCCGCCGGGCGGGATGCGGTCGAACGTGCCGGTGGTCCCCGTCGAGGACAGGAACAGGTCTTGGATGATCTCGCGGTCGATCTCCAGCGCGATCTCCTGCGCGATGATCGACACGATCTCGGTCTCGGCGTCGAGGCCGTGGAAGGCGCGGAGGTCTTCCGCAGCCTCGGACGACCAGAGAGCCTTCAGCCGACGCGGGACGGCCTCCACGGGGGCCTTCTTGACGTCGAGCTTGACCTCGGGGACCTTGGTGTTGAGTTCCCCGTCGAAGTAGTAGTACGCCTTGATCTGGTTCCCCAGCGCCGGGATCGCCGTGAACAGGAGACCCGTGATCGAACCGTTGGCGTGGTTGATCGACCCGGCGGAGTAGTCCGCCGAAGCCGAGCCCGTCCCGGCCGCGTCGAAGATGATCTCCTTCAGCGTGGCGCCGGTCGTGGAGTCGATCTCGCGGATCGCGACCTGGAAACCTCTCGCAGCGTCGAGCGGACGGACCGGGGTCCACGCGAGATTGGCGTCGAGTGGCGTTCCACCACCACCGAAGTTGACGCCATCGCCCGTGACCAGCGGCTCGCCGTTGACGTACTCGCTGGAGTAGTCCCGGTCGAAGTCGCGGGGGAACACCGCACCCTCGGTCGTCCCGCCCTTGGTGCTCCCATAGACGTAGTCCAGGAAGAACACCGCGCCGATCGGGGCCGTCATCGGCTGGACCGAGACGATCTCGTTGGCGATCAGGTTCGGGAAAACTCGGCGCAGGACGGGAAAGATGAACTTGGTGAACGAGCCGACGTTGACGGTCCGCGTCTCCTCGGTGAGGGACTGGAGCCACAACGACTCGTTCTCCATGAGCATCGCGGTGCATCCGAGGATGTACCTGTCCTGCTCGGACATGTCGGCGAGGCCCTCCAGGAAGTCTCCCCACTTCCGGATCAAGGCCCCGACGTAGCTCTGGTCGGCGATGGTCCGACGACCCTCTTCCTGAAGCATCTGTCGAGCTTCCACGGCTTGCCTCCTTAGTTCCTTCTACCACGGCGGATCGTCGTCGCCCGCCAGAAGTTCCTTCTATCTCATCCTCATCCCAGCCAGATGCTTCAGATCGGCCAGTGAGGCTCCGAGCCCGTTATAGTTGTGCGAGTCGGCTCCCCTGCCGCTCGCGGGTTGCGTGTCTTCCGGAAGGTACTCCTGCCCCCCTTGGAGTCGTGCCCGGACTCGGGCTCGAACTGCATCGAGGTCATCGACGTCTCGGCGGGGCTCACGGAAGTCCTCGATCATCTCATCCACTTGCTCTCGGGATTGAACGCCCGATCGTTTGAGCACGCGGAGGATCTTCGCACCTTGTGGGTGAGTTTGCAACCTCTCGGTAGCGTACACCATCAGCGCGAGTTCCTTGTTGGCTACGAGCGCCTGCTCCAGACCCTCGGCCAACTCCCTGTTCTTGTCCCTGAGACGATCGGCCTCTTCGGTCTGCTCCTGTTGGATGCGCTCCTCTTCGAGGCGGATGGTCTGCATCTCCTCGCGGGCCTCTTCGACTCGCGACTGGAGGTCGTCCGGGCTGTCGTACTCGGAGACGTCGCCGACGATGGAGCGGATGCGGACAGTGTCAGCATCGTCCTCGTGGAGCAAGCACTCCAGGTGGTAGCGATACCCTGCCTCGCGCGCGGCATCTGTCAACGTCTCGATCAGCCCCTCCTGTTGCTCGATGCGATCCTCCGCCTCCGCGAGTTGCTTGCGAAGGGAACGGATCGTCTCGTCACGCTCCGTGATAAGCGAGTTCGCGTCCTCGTTCAACGCGAACGGGAGGAGCGCTCGCTGGACCTGCTCCAGAGCCGCCCGCGCGCCCGAGACAGCCGGGTCCGACGCCATCTCGGCGCGAACCTGCTTCTCGACGTCAGCGCGAAGGGCCTCGATGCGGGACACGATCTGGTCGGCAAACTCCTGGCGGAGGTCTTCGACCGACATCCTGTTCCCCTCCGCGTCAGCCAGGACAGCATCCGCGAATCGCTTGGCCATCTCCGCCTCGCCTGGCGGAGCCGAGCCGACGTTCGGAGCGACGCCCTCATCCGTGGGCTCGTTGGCCGGGTCGTCGGCCTCGTCCTCTTCTGGGTCGTCATCGTCCGGCTTGGAAGGAGGTTCCTTGCCCGCCTTCTCGTCGAAGGAGACACCCTCGAACATCATGGACGCTCCGGAGGCTTGCCCCTCCACGCTCTCGAAGGTCACCTCCGGGAACGCTGTCGGGTCGGCAGGCTCCGCGACGAAATCGAAGGTGACGAGTTTGTAGTCGTCCTGGACTTCCTCGATCCCGTCGTTGCCCGGCTTTGTGCTCCCGAAGCCCCTGGAACTGATCCCGACCGGAACTCCTGCCGCGAGGATGGCCTTCAGGTCGCGCCCCTTGGCGGTGTCCAGAATCTCGGCCTCTCCAAGCACCCTGTCGCCGTCCAGCGTCAAGCCGGTGATGACGTGCGATGCGCGCTGAAGTGCCGTGCGCCCATCCGTGGGGTGGTCGAGTTCTCCCAGCACCTTCCTCGACTTCAGGTTCTCCTGGAGACGGGAGATGTTGCTCTCCCAGATCGAGTGCCCGTACCGTCGTCCGTTGGCGGTCGGGTTCGCAGCGTGACCGAACTCGCCTCGCGCGTAAACCCGGCCCTTCTTCTCGCCTTCCCCCTCGACCAGTTGGAGCTTGCAGTGGTGAACCTGCTCGTCGATCAACTGGTTGTCGGTGGAGGGAGACGTGGCAGTCAGTTGTCCCATCACGACACCTTCCAGAAAGGAAACCGGAACGGCCCGCGATCCAGGCTGGAGTCAGACCGCACGCTTGACTTGGGAAGGTCGACAGCGAAGTCCAGCCCGGGGCGAGAGCCTCCCACCGCTCGGGTCTTTCTCTTCACTGGGCTCTTCTCCATTCCAGCCACTTCCCGTCTCCCCGAAGAATACGCCGTGCGGCGTTGCCGCGTTGTCTTGCCCTTGCGGGTGGACAGCGCGCGGCGGCGCCGCCTCAGTCGTTTCCCTCGTCGTCCTCGCCGAACTCGTCGCCCTCGTCCTCGTCCTCGTCCTCGACCGGGTCCTCGCTCGCCTCGCGGAGGATGGCGTAGGTCTCCAGACCTTGCAGGACCGTCCCGAGGTAGTCGTTGAAGACCTCGGTGAGCGCATCGAAGTTGATCGTGTCCGGGTCCTCCGTCTGGAGGGTGTCCACGATCGCGGCGGAGTACTGTCCGATGTTCTTGAAGGACTCGGCAATCTCCGCGTAGTCCTGGTCCTCGTCCGCCTCCGCCGCCTCGGCGAAGAAGCCGTACAGCTTCTCGGAGATGAGAGCGATGTTGGCGAACGCGGGGGTCGCCTCGTCGAGGTTGTGCGGAGGCTCCGCGTCCTCGGAGAGCACGGACTCGATGGCGCTCATGGCCTCGGCGACGGCGGTGAACGACGACGCTCCGCCCTCGTCCTCCTCGTCCTCGTCCTCCTCGATCGCCTCGTCCTCGTCATCGTCGATTGCCTCGTCGATGATCCCGGCCGGAAGCGTGGTGACCTCGGAAGCCATGCCCTCCAGTTCCCCCATCTCGCTCTCGTCAAGTTCGATGGTCGTGTCAGGGCCGAACGCCTCCCACATCTCCTTCGCACTCTCGTGGAACGCGATGGCCTCAGCCATGGCCTCGTCGTCCTCGTCCTCGCCCAACGCCTCGTCGACCTCGTCGTCCTCGACGGACCACTGCTCGGAGTTTCCCTCCTCCCAGTCGTCCTCGATCTCGTGGTCGTCCTCGACGTCATCCATCTCGGGAGCGGCCTCCATGAGGTCGTCGCGACCGTCGTCCTTGATGAGGCCGATCCGCCGGAAGTCCTCCTCCAGAGTGGTGATCACCACCGGGTGCCTAAGCAGACTCATTGCATTCCTCCTAGCTGGCCTCGACCATTCTTTCGGCCACCACGACGACGAAACGGCTTGCCACCTCCCGATCGTGAAGCCCAGCGACAAGCGTGTCGCAGAGTCTACCACGAGAGCGGGTATCGTCCACCGTCTCTATTGCGTGAGAAGTTGCTTCATGAAGGGCGAAAAGATCGCCGTACAGGTCATCCGCGAAGCGTGCGAACGTGTCCGCGACCGTCCCCGCTGATTCGGCCAGGGTGTCTGTCACTGTCGCCAGCGCTGTCCCCACCTCATCGCGAATCTGTCCCAGCCTGTTCAACACGATCCCCAGAACCTCTGCTACATGATCCTCGTGCTCGACGAGCTTTCCCTCTTCGATCGACCCATCATACAACTTCCCGAAGTTCTGGCGCAACCGGGCCTCTTCCAAGCCGTCTGCTCGATCCCCGAGGAAGCGGATGATGTGGTCCTCCCTGGAGCGGAACTGCCGCTTCCACAGGCGAGGAGCGTTCACCTGGCTCTCGACTTTCGCCACATCGTCAACCGAAGACGGAACGACCGGAACCAAGTTCTCTAGCCGGGTCACGGCCTTCCGCACCGCTCCCCGAAGGAACAGGTCAGCGACGGCCTCGGCCTCGCGTTGTGCGAATCCATAGCTGCTCGCGGAGTCGAAAAGCTCGACGTCCAGATCGGACAGAACGGGACCGCTCTCCTGCAACTCCAGCCGAAGGAACTTCCCGTCCGTGTAGATGACCGCCCCGTCTGCGCGAGTAGACACGACCTCGAACTGATCGCCACCGAGCAAAGCCCGCACGACGCCCCGGACCTCCTCGATCCACGACTCGTGGCTTCCTGTGCGGAGGCGGCGTAGCTCGGCAGCCGGAAGGAGTTTGTCAGGACTCGCGATCATCTTGGGCGACACTAGCTGTTCCCCAAACCCTCTGTCAAACAGAAGAAGCTATCAGCCCCCACGGGAAGCCGCCACGACTTCCTGCATGAGGGCGGTGCTCTCGCGCAATCGGCGAGCGAGCCGGTCGTTTGACCTCAGAATCCGATCCAGCTTCCCCTCGGCCCGCTTCTCCGCCTCCCGGCTACCGCGCAGAAGCTCCTTCTCGCTGATAGCCTGTCGCATCTGGCGGGGCAAGGAGTCCAGCTTCCTCGCGAGCACGCGCATACCCGAGGGAGCACCCAGAGACTCCATTCCGCCACCGGCCGGGGCGTTCATCTTCTCAACCTCGGCCTGCGCCATCGCGCTCGCCTTCTCGACCTCGGCCTGCGCCTTGCCCTCTCGGATAACATCCTCAGACCGCTCCTGGATGATGATTTTGATGTCCTCCTCCGAGAGCAGATAGACGTTCTCCAGGACCCAGCGAAGAGAGACGTGCTCCTTCATCCTGGAAGCGAGGTCCGCCCGAGCGTTCCGCACCTCCAACTGCGCCAACTCGAAGATTGCCGAGGGCACAGTCATGTGGATGGTGTACTCGTTGTCGTAGGGATCAATGTTGAGGGCGGCCAGGTGTGTTCGAGAGACCTTCCGAAGCCCGTTCCGGACCTCCCTCTGGACGCGAAGAACAGAGCGTGCGAACCGAACGTCCTCGCTGGAGAGGACCGCTCGCGCCGTGTTGTCGTCCTGTGCCAGGTACGCCTTGGGCACCTTCACTGCGGTGAACAACTTGGTCTGGAAGTACTCGACGTCGTCCATGTGCTGCCAGGACGGCCCGCCAAGAACCTCGATCCGAGTCCCCTCCACGCCCTTGCGGACCGGGACCCAGAAGTCGTCGTCCTGGGACAGAGGCTCGAATTTTAGATCGAGTTTTCCTGTGGACGGGTTGACGAACCGCTTTTTCTTGTGTTGCTGCCGGATCTTGTTGACGAACGCCAGCGCCTCGGCAGGGGGCAAGTCCCCGACGTCGACGTAGAAGGCGTAGCGCTCTGGCGCTCGCTGGAGGCGGTAAATCATCGCGGCGTCTTCGAGGAGCATGAGCCGCTTCCATATCCAGCGGGCAGGCTCCAAGACGGAGTAGCCGTACACGCTGCGGCGGTGCTTCCCGCGCAGACGGAAGTGGGCTACCTCCCAGGGCTCCAGGGCGTTGACGCGCTGGAGGATGTTCCCTGGCACCCTGGCCTGCCCCGGCTGCATGGCCTGTCGGATGGCATCCGTCCGAGCCGAGAGGATCTTCTGGAACTCCTGCGGCGAGTAGCCGAACCGACCCTTGAAGTCCTGCACGAACCCGTAGAGTTCCCCGCGCGGTCCTTCCACACGGCGGACCGTTGGGGCCGGAAGGAAGTTCAAGCCGACCACGCCCGTCTCGTTGACGAGCAGTTCCTCGTAGTCGTTGCCGTACTTGACCAGAGACCTGACAATCTCCCAGATCTCCTCATCGAGGCGGAGCCGCTTGAAGAAGAGGTCGTCGAGCACGCCCTGAAGGGTCTTGTCCGGGCTCGATACCCACACCGTTCGCTGTAGCTGCGTGTCTGGCTGCGAGGCATCGTCGGCATAGATGTCGATGGCAGACGCGATCTCCGGGTAGTCGTCCATCTCCTCGTAGTCGACATAGCGGCTGAGGAGGTCGTGCTCCAGGCGCAGGTAGTCCGACAGAGCGTCGTACCCGTAGGCTTGGAGCAGGTCGTACCCTGAGTCCGGATAAGTGGGAGAGGTGCTGCCCTTGGCGAGCAGTTGACCGCCCCGTTCCTTGTCGGCAATGAACGCGCCACGGAGGCGATCAATGACGTTCTGGACGGCTCCCACTATCCCCTCGCAGACAGGTGCTCGGAGAACGACCGAGCAAACTCCTCCGATCTGAGCAGGTAGCCGACGAGACGTTTCGCGACCACCTTGGGCAGATCGGGGAGGT